CCAGTTTACTTGCTCTAAAAAATCTATACGACTCTTAAAGCCAGTGCCTACAAAAGCAAACTGCGAGCGGTGCGCTGTTTCGGCTTTACCAGGGTAATGCAGCCTCGGCTCAAAGCAGTGCCACTGGTAATGGGTATTGGGGTTTACTTCCCTAAACTTATCTAGGTTAGTAGGGTCATTTATTAGCACTAGGTCTGCGTGCTCACTGCGCGCTATCTGCGTATCATCCTCATAGGGTGACTCAGTATGAAGGAGCACTACCTTAGTGCCGTGGTCTCGTATCATTTTCATAACCACCGGCGGTACATAAAAGCCGCTGACTATGAGCACTACGTCTACCGGGTGGTATTTGTAGAGCTCACTAAAAAGCCCCTCTATCGCGATCTCGGCTGCATGGTCACCGCTAAACGCTTGCTGGTATTCTCCATCATCTTGCTTAACGCTTGCAGCGCCAAAAAAGTTTAGGCGCGCATCAAGATTAAATGCGCCGGTATCTACGCCTTGAGTTTGTAGGCCCAGTATCCAGCCTTTGAAAACATCGGCCACACTAAAATTAGGGCCAGGGTGTACCACTAGGCAGCGCAAGTTTAGAAGTCATCCCTAGGGAATTGGAGAGAGGTATCTGCTATTAGGCAGTCTATATTCTCTGCATACGAATACGCCCAGTTATTGCGTGGGTAACTATCACTAAAAAACTGCTCGAGCCGGTATACGACATCATCCATAATGGCCTGTGCTCTGAGCGCATTGGTAGCCATCTGGGCATATACGCGTACGTTAAACTCAAACTCTGTAGGGCTAACAGACTGGGTAGTAATCGTTATAGCGATAGGGCCGAGCATTTCGCCTGCAGGTGGCTCGCCCATATAGATACGCGCTACCCCTACCAGCTCTGCTCGAGGCATCCCCGTGGCAGCATTGCCAGCTAGTTGCTCATATAGGGCTTGCTTTGCTTCTAGTAGGGAGGTCATCGCATTTTACTTAACGTAGCGCCTACTTGCTTTATCATCAGGTTTGCCGATTCTCTATTAGCAGCCTCTACAGCTCGGGCAACATACGGGGTACCACGCATCGCAGGATGCTGGGCGACTGCAAAAGGGTGGCCGCCTCTGATTCTTAGGGCGTGTTTATCGCCTCGGCGGGTAGCGTTATTTCTCATACGTGTGGCAGCTCTGCGCCGGCCTGCTTCAGTCTTATAAGTAGCAGAGCCTCGGAGTACTGAGAAGCCATTACGTTGCAAGGTGAGGGCTTTAGGGTATATAGGGTAGCCGTCTTTTTGGTGGTAGGTACCGTGCTCTGCGAGTACTGCAAAGCCTCGACCTATCACTATGGTACCGGCCCAGGTTGTGCTACGGCTAGGGCGTTTAATGATAATTGCCCGGCCATATACTTTAGGTTTACCGGCAGGGGTAAGGCGCTCCATATTCGAGGCTACAGCATTAGCCATACGGTAGATATTTTCGCCAGGTAAATCTATTAGAGCACCACCAATTTTAAAAAACTTGCGCTCCATCTCCCAGGGCGAATAGCGCGCCATCAGATTACCGCTGGTATCTGCCACAAATCTGCAAGCATCTCTTTTACCCGGTTTGGGATCGCAAACCCTATAGGCGTAGGCGCGTCTACTTCTCCAAACATGAGGTTACCGCTACCCTTATCTATGCTCCAAAGGTGGCGCAGCATGGTGCCGGCAGCGCGCTTTACTCGAGCATCTACCGCACTGGTGGTGGCATAGCGGCCAGTTGTGTAAGTTATCTGTATATTGTTACGGCCAAAAGCAAAGTACGTATCTTCGCCACTAGAGCGCCTATATACGAGGCCGTTTTCTGCGTCGAGAATATAGCCATCCGCTGGAGCGGTGCCAGGTGTCTCTGCAGTAAGCGTTACTGCAGTCATACCCTGGTACTCAGTAATAGAGCTAATAGCGATAGCGGGGCCAAAGTGGATAGGTATAGCGTTATTACCGCCGCTCCGTTTCTCGGCAGTTATCGTACGCTGCACGAGTGGGCCACAGTTAATATCTAGGATACGGCTAACAGTCGTAATATAACTAGCTACCAGAGTATCTTGGTCAGTTGTATTAGCAGTCAGGCCTAGCGCGTCTTTACCTTCGCTAAGCGTTAAGAGATCGTAGGTATCGCTCATAGTGGTTTAATCCCTAGGGCGTAAAGGTCGCCCCTATCGGCGTGGTATTGCGAATGGGTTATAACGAAGCCTGCAAGTTTGGCCATTATTTTATAATCGGCCGGGGTTATGTTTTGGTAGTACTCGCCATCTCTGAGAGGGCCACCATCTATGGCGCTATGAGGCTGGCGGCCGTGGCTGGCGCAGGTCATTAGAAAGCGGCCACCTGGCTTTAAGTGGCGGTAGGCGTTAGCGATTATCTGTAAAGCATTGGGCGTATGCTCGAGTACTTCAGCGCATATAACAGTATCTGCGTCAAAGTTTTCTATGGGGCACCAGCTCGCTGCGTCGCCTACTTCGTCTACGCCCGGGCCGTCTTGCATATCTAGCCCCCACCAAAAGGCGTTAGGGGCATAGTCTCTGGCAGTGCCGTTAATGTTGAGGCTCCCAAACTCGAGCACCCTAGAGGGGGTACCTATATGGGCTGCTAGCCAGTTGCTGGCACCTAGGTGCATTAGGCCTGCTTGCGTGGCCGGCCGGGGCTTTTCTTTACTGCAGTTTCTGTAACTTTCTGTACTGCAGCTGTCTCTACTTTGGGCTCAGGCTGAGAGGCTGCAAGTGCATGGCCTTGGGCTATGAGCTCTAAAGCCTCGAGCTCTGGCAGGTCTATGATGCCGCCACGGTCAGGCCAGGCTATGCCGTCACGGGTGCCGCTAAAAGTTGTGAGCATTTCTATTCTCAAGGTATTACCTTTCAGGTTATTGGGGGTGGGCCCCCACTATTGTAGGGGCCCACCTTATCCAATAAACGGTATAGGAGAGCCTAGGAGGCTCCACCTACAAAGCACTTAACTGCGCCCGTCTGGTCTACCAAAACGCCATCGGCGCGGTAGGTGACACGGTAGGTAGATACCGAGTAATCGAAAGCAAAATCGTTGCTTACGGCCACTTCGATACCGCCAACCTGGCGTACGTAGTAAGAGCTGAAGTCTCCGAATAGCACTGACTTAGCCGAGAGGCCAGTAGACGCTACAGACTCGTTTATATAGACCGGGTAGCCGAGGATGCTATCGGCCGAGCCCTGAAGGCCTGGCGTAAATAGGTACTCGCCTGAGCCGGAAGCAGTTAGCTTACGGGCCTTACCCATTGCGGCGCTGTTAAGCATAAAGCCAGCGCCAGGTACTGCACGGTAAGGCGCAGTAACAGAGTAAACCAGGTCTATAAGGTTATCGCCGGTAAATACTCCGACAGTAGAGGTAGCACCAGTAACGCCAGTTGTAGCGTTAGTAGCGATACCGTACGGCTGGCCTGAGCCAGTACCAGTGGTCATATGGCCACGAGTTGCCGCACCAATCGCAGTACCTGCCTGGCGTGCCAAGAAGCCGCCAACATCCACGCCACCATCGGTAGCCATCTCGTTAGAGAGCTGCGTAAGTACCACGTACTTGTAAGCTCCGAGGCTGCGCACGTTTACGAAGGTAGGATCGGAGGTTGAAGCCTGCGAGCCGTCGCCAACGATGCTAGCGGTCGAGTATGCCGAGGTGGTCGGGATGTTGAGAGTCTCACCAGCATTAGTGGTGATAACGGTACCGACCTCTAGCAGTGGGTTACCTTGGATCAGGTGCCCAACGATACGGTCGTAAACGCTGGTAGGCGTTGCTCCGTATACGTTTGCTTTTGTGTTGGCGCGCTTCTCAAAGGTGTGGCTGCGAATCTCGCCACGCATGAGGCTACGGATAGCCTCGTTATCGTCGGGCTCGTTATCCTCTGGGCCTGTGAAAGCAGCAACGCCATGAGAGATACGAGACTCTTCGATGTCTTTGTCGCGCTTGATAGCGTCAAGCAAGACTGAGCGCCGGCCGTCGAGTAGGTCAAGGTCAGCGGTGATCTTGTCAAAGGTGGCCTGCTCTTCGCCTGAGAGCTCGCGCTTCTCGGCTGCAGCACCATCTAGTAACTCTTTTGCCTGATGCCACGCGTTAGCGCGCTCTTCAGAGATACGGTTAATATGCTCAATAGTCATTAGGTATGACCTTTCATAATTAAAATTGGTTAGGTTAGGTATTGCGTGCAGGTGGTTTTACTGGTGGCTCGCCCGTATATCTACGGGGCCGGGCAGTAATCCGAGCTGCGATTAGTCGCGTAAGCGACTGTAAAGCTCTGCGTACCTTTCGTTTATTTGTAGGGGTACTACAGACTCTTTAACGGGCTCAGGCGTGGGCTCTGCCTCTACCGCTCTTACGCTAGCGCCGGCTGTCTCGGGGTATGCCGGGTGGCCAGTAACTACAGATACTTCGTGTAGGGCTATCTCACTAAGGGTACGGGTATCGCCCTGCCAGGTGTCGCCACCCTCGGGTACGGTAAAGCCAAAGCTCATGCTATCTACTACGCCACTGCGCATAAGCTCTGCGAGATCGTTAGCGTAAGTAGTGTTAGGCAGCTCGGCTTCTACACGTAGGCCCCGGCTATCTTCGCTGAGGTTTAGCGTCATGCTCCGAGTACTCGCTAGCACTTGGTCGCTATTGTGGTTTACGTACATTCTTACATCGTTATTAAGGCCTAGGGTACGGTGAAAAGCGCCAGGCTGTATTAGCTCTGTAAACTCTCCCCGGCTCCGATCCCAGAGCCGCTCACTAGGGCTATTAAATACGGCTGCATAGCCTGAGAATCTGACGGGCTCCGAGTCGGGAGTACCTGCCGCTCTTTCTTCTACCTCGAGGCCAGTACCTATTACGCGTACTTCTCGCTCTCGGCCGTTAATCTCTCGGGCTTCTACCTCTAATACACGGGCTCGAGGTGCTACCGGCATGGGGGTGGTTATCAGATCATTGGGGATAATCCAGAGCTTGCAGATACCTTCAGGCGCTATATCTCCGCTAACTACTTCGCAGGCGCGTGCCCCATCGTAGAAAGCACAATTACTGCAAGCCAAACCTTCAGCAAGGTAGGGCGACTCGGCCGCATAGTGGGCACCCTCTGCGCCAGTGCCTTGATCGTATTTGCCAAAGATCTCTACCGTAGACTCGGTAGCAGCATATTGGGCTGCTTGCCTTTTGCTATATCGCTCGCTCAAGCCCTCTACCTCAAGTGCCTCTGCCTCTACCTCTACGCTGCTATCTACTATCTCTATCATTCCGTTACCTCATCTATGCCCACTGGGGGCAGTGCAGGGTTACTAGGCGATGCCATCGGCGCGCCAGGTAATGCCATTACAAACTCGTCGCCACCAGCGTAAGGCTCGAGATTCTCGCGCCGGCGTGCCTCATTGGGGGTAGCTACCCCGGTCATTATCGCAAGCTGGTAAGCCTTATAACGCGTGATGGTATCGGCACGTAAAAACGCGTCAGTATTAAATCTTAGGTATTGGCCTTCAGTGAGTAGAGCGCCTAGGGCTTCTTCGATACGTCGCAGCCAAGGCAATAAGGTGTAGGTAATAAAGTGCTGCCCGGCCATCTCATTATTCTGGTAGGTCTGAGAGTCGCCTTTAGCGCCAATCAGATAGGCAGGTATACGAAACACTCGGGCTACCTGGGCTATCTGTAACTCGCGCGTAGCGTTTAGCTCCATGTCGCTAGCACTTACCGTAATAGGCCGCCACTTCAAACCTTGAGTAAGCACTGCCGGCCTACGGTGCCCCTGATGGGTATTTACCCAAGTGTCTCTAAGAGTCTGCGCCTGCTCAGGCGTTAGGGCTGTATCTGTCTCTAAAACGCTAGAAGGCGTAGCACCTTCCCCATAAAACTGCGTAAGGTGGCGCTCCATAGCGATGGCCAAACCAAAGGTAGTTTTTTGCTCCTCGAGTGGGCTTAAACCTTTTAACGCTTGAGGCGGTGTCCACCAGCGGATATGGCACATATCTACCGGCTCAATAATTCCTCGGCTACTCGTATATTTGCGAGTGCTGCCATCATCGGTAGTTACCGTCATGTTAGTGGGGTGTACCGGCTGCAGGCTTGTAACTTCAAACCTGTTATTACGGCCGATAATCATATAGGCATTACCGTGCAAAGCCATAGCGCTTACGAGCTGGTGGATCAGCTCAAAGGCGGTAGTACCGTTGCCAGGGTTATTTACCCAAGCCGGCTGAGGTAGTTTCACTGCGTTACCTTCAGCGTCAGTCTTAAACACTTGCAAAGGCAAGCTAGCGATGGAGTCTGCCAAAAGGC